ACTGAGGCGCCGATCGACGACAAGCCGTATTCGCGTAGGAATGCAGACTGGAGTGCGGCGTGGCTACAGATGACGCAGGCTGAGTATGATGCTCTGTCGTCTCCTGATCCGAACACGCTATACGTGATTGTCGGCTGATGGTTGTGCTCAACACTGCTGACAAGATTTGTTTGGGCAGCAACGTTGCCAGCAATGTCTATCTTGGTAGCACGCGGGTATGGCCGAAGTTCAGACCGACTGATCTTGCAGGGTGCACTGTCTGGCTCGATGCTTCGTCGTTGAAATTGACTGACGGCGCGCCAGTGCCGGCATGGCCGAACCTCGGCATAGGGCCAGCACCGACACTGCTCGGATCGCCAGCGCCGACGTTTCGCGCCAATGCGCTCAACACCGACAAGCCGGTGGTGCGGATCACGCAGGGGCAGGGATGCTATCGGTTTGCGGGACATAGCGCCGACAAGGATTACACGCTGGTCTATGTCGGGCGCAGGTGGAAGTTGAGCACAGGGCGCGTCATTGCGGCACAGGATACAGCGGCCAATTTGTTGATCGGCTATCACGGCAATGAAATGGATATGTGTTACATCGAGGATTGGATTACTCCGTCAGCTTCACCGTCGTCCACGACAACATGGAAACTGTATTCTGCTGATTCGACGTCGACGGCGGTGGCGCGGTTTTTCGTCAATGGGGTCTTGCTTGCCAGCGGCACGGTCACTCCGGTCAAGGGTTGGGGTGGCACATTGTGTATCAACGGTTATACCAATGACGCTGATGTCGCGCTTGCGCAGTCAACGGATTGTGAGATCGCCGAATTGGTTTTGTACGATCGCAAGCTATCTGATGCCGAACGGCAGAAAGTTGAAGACTATCTGCGAACCAAGTGGGACCCGATAAAACCGTTCACCCCGAGCGACATCGGAACCAACCTTCTGGGATGGTTCGATGCTTCCGACGCAGCAACGGTGCAGATCGCCGGTAGTGGCGTGAACAACTGGATCAACAAGGGCGTCGGCGGAATGACGCTGACGCAGTCGACCGATGCCTATCGCCCAGCCTATGTCTCCGGTCGCTACGTTAATTTTGCGCAGGGGCAAATCCTGGACCCGGCCAATGCTCCGGCGGCGTTTGATTTCATTGTGGCCGGTCAGCCAAATCCTCCGGCGCAGTGGCGAACGCTGTTGCGAAGTGTTGGCGCGCATGAAATAATATTGGAAGACGTAGCAACGCGATATGGTGTTTACTCGGGAGGCTTCAATCCAGCTGGTGGTCTGACTTGGGACCCTCTCGATGGAATCGGGTATGTGCGCGCAGCGGCGAGTGCCGTCCCAACGATGTCGCGTGATGGCGGGGCCATGACATCCACGGGAGTAGCTCTTGCCGCTACCAGCCCTGCTCCAACAATGTTTGGTGCTTATGCTGGAGCGCCGCCGACTCAGGCATGGGGTCGCGTCTATGAAGCCATATTCGTCCCCTACAACACGGAGTACAGGCAGATGTTGGAGGGTTACCTCGCGCAAAAGTGGGGTCTGCAATCGCTGCTTCCAGCGGATCACCCTTACAAGACAACACCTCCATAGGTGAACTGATGGCAATGGACTTTCCGTCATTGCCGTCTGTCGGGCAAAAATATCCGCCGGCACCGACGCCTGGGGTTCCGACCTATGTCTGGGATGGCGAGAAATGGAAAGGTGCCGGTGGCAACAGTGTGAAAGGGAAACCTTCGAACGTTCCACCAACAATGGATGGCCTGACAGCACCGGGGTTTTCTCCGGACTACGCGCGTGGTGATCATCAGCATCCGAGCGACAGCACGCGAGCGCCGATCGACAGCCCGGCTTTCATCGGTTCGTTGGCGGCGGATGAGTTCAACGTTTACGGCAACATCAATTTCAACGGCGCGATAAATGCGACGGAAAACAGTCATGTGCTGGGTTATGCTGGTGGCAACAGTTACAATACGGCGTTGAGACGGTCCGACAGCAACGCTCTTATGTACGACCTTGGCGAAGCGAACTGGGCGGGCATCGGCACCGACAGCAACGGTCAGTTTTGGGTTCATACCGGCTACGATGTCACGTATTCGCTTTCGGCTGGCCTAGCCGTTCTCACTGATCAGACTGTTTCATTTGCTGTTCCGCCGCTGGCGCCGACAGCGCCGCCAGGGGACGATTCGACCAAGCTGGCGACTACGGAATTCGTGGTGGCCAATCAGGTTGGTGGCGGCGGCGGGCCGTACCTGCCGCTGGACGGCGGTGGCACCATGACCGGTGTGTTGACCGTGGCGCCGGGCGCGCACATCATGCCGTATCGTAACGGGTCGACCGGCGTCCTCTATCTTAGCTGGGATGATCATTATCTGTATTTCGACGGAGGCAGCTACTATCTGAACGCTCTGTTGTTGAACACTGCAGCCGGACGCATCTGGGGCAGCAGCGATTTCTCCAATCCGGTATCGAGCGCGCAGATCGGTCCACATGCTGGAGACTTCTGGATTGGTGGTACCACTGGATTGCAGGAGCCTTATGGTGGTGCTGTGATCACAGGCGCCACCAATGTCTATCGTAATGGGACTTCCGGCGTGTCATGGCGCTTCAGGTATAAGCAGGTCTACACCGGATGGTGGTGGACAATAGGATACGCATGATGCTGAATTTTCCTGATCAACCAACAATCGGTCAGAAGTTTCATCTTTATGTCTGGGATGGTGAGAAGTGGACAATGACGCTTCCGCCACAGCAGGCTGGTGATCCGGCTTCCAATCTTGATCCGAGGATGAATGTCGCTGACATCGTCGCACCCGGAACGCTCACGCTCTATTCACGTGATGATCACCGCCATCCTACCGATGATACGCTGGCGCCGATCGAGGACGCGGTGTTGACTGGTCTAAGCAACATCACGCACGCTTCAGTAGGCAGCAGCAACGTCGTCGGAAAGATAGCGGCAATCGCCAAGGGACACACGTTTGGTTCGGCGAGTGGCAATATCACTGTGGCAGTAGATAAAGCAGACACCAACATCATTCTATATGACGACAAAGTCAACGCTGGCAATTGGGCCGGCTTTGGTTCTGACGCTTCCGGCAGGTTCTTCATCCGCACTGGCGATAGCGGTTCTCCCGCTGCCGCGTTCTGGATGGATCAGCAGCGTCAAGCATCGTTTCTGCAAATACCAGACGCGCCGACGCCGCCGCTTGATGACAACTCGTTGAAACTGGCGACAACGTCGTACGTGCTGAACACTCCGGCTCAGGCCGGTGGTCCGTATCTTCCGTTGTCGGGCGGTACTGTGACCGGCGGAATCATGTACATCAACGGTGATCTGCGGACTTATTGGTCTAACGGCACCGGATGTATCTACCTCAACGCCTATGGAGATCGCTATCTCTACTATGACGGTGGCGGATATTATATGAATGGCGCGCACGCCTACACCGCCAACGGACGGCTGTGGGGTAACGGGGATTTCAACTGGCCAATCATCAATGAGCGGCTGGCTTATTACGGCGATTACAATGCCGGGACTAATACCGGGCTGCAGGAGCCTTGGGGTGGCTGCATCTATACCGGGATGGGTGGTCATGCGCAGACCAACGGGTCTGGCATCATTCAACGCATGCGGCAATGGCAGGTTTGCACATCGAGCTGGTGGGCGGTAGGCTATGCTTAATTTTCCTGATCGTCCGGTCACCGGGCAGCGCTGGCCGCAGCCAGCAGTCGTCGGACTGCCGATCTATCTTTGGGACGGTGAGAAATGGACGACGTCGCAGACCAGAGCCTCGACCACCGATCCGGCGTCAAACGACACGCCGAAGATGGACGCAATCGCTGCTGCCGGCGTCACCAGGAAATACGCGCGCGCCGATCATCGTCATCCTGGCGATGCCACGAAGGCAGTGCCGTTTAATTCCAGCTTCACCGGCACGTTGACAGCGGGGCCAGTCGACATTGCACGCGATGTGAAAGTTGATGGTGTGATCACCAGCCCGGCCAAGCAGCACAGGTTTGGGCGAGCCAGTGGCAGGTCGGCCACTGCTGGAGTAATGCCGGATGACGCCAACATCCTGCTGTATGATCGCGGCAACAACAACTGGAGCGGCATCGGCGCTGATGGCGACGGCAATGTTTGGATTCGCGCCGGATTGTCCGGCACGCCAGCGCCAGCCGTACGGATCGGCATCGATCAGGTCGCGCACTTTACCAATCCTCCGACCGCGCCGACGCCGGTGGCGGGGGACAATTCAACGAAGCTGGCGACTACTGAGTTCGTGAAATCAAGAACCGTTGGCGGAAACTTCTATCCGTTGAATGGCTCGGCCACCGTCAATGGCTATCTCACTGTCGCCAACGCTGCTATTTGGGTGCACAACAATGCCAACTATGGCGTGCTGTATCTCGGCAACACTGGCTCGTTCTACCTGCAATGGGATGGAAGCAATTATAATCTTCCGAACGCGGCGCTGAATGCTTCCAACGGTAGGCTGTGGGGCACCAACGATTTTGGGTTTCCCTACAACAATGCCCGCTTGGCCTATATCGCCGACTACAATCACGCAGGTGGTAATGCTTCAGTGGAGGAACCCTACGGTGGCTGCGTGATTACTGGACAGAGCGGGCCTTCGAATAGCAATGGTCCATGGACTAGACGTTATCGGCAGATGCAGTACTACACCAACTATTGGTTTGCGATCGGATACGGCTGATGAAGATGATCGATCACGGTAAGTGGTTTCCCTACAAACCGGCCAAGCTGCCTGTGGGCGCGCCGTCGCATGCGCTGTTCTGCAAGCGTGAGAGCGATGGCATGGATTGGTACGAGTATGTCAACAGCGGCAAGAATTTTGCCGAGAACAGCGTCAAGCTCTCGGCGCTGTATCAGGAATTCTGGAAAGCGTGGGTGATCGGGCCAGCGGTGATCGACGCCACCCTGCTGTTTCCGGCCAATCAGATCGTGCGCGAGATCACGGATTTCGGCTCGACTGACGAGGATAAATTGATTGCGGCGTTTCGCAACAAGCATATCGATCCAGACACTAACGAGATACGAGAGCCTCCGGTATTGCCTGATATTGAGGACCCTGCTGTGATGGCGCTACGAGAGCGTCTTGAGAAACTTGAGAAACGCGTAGCGCAATGGGTCGAGGATCATACGCCACCGAGATGAGAGGACGATTGATGTCGGAAGACAGAGCAACCAAACTGAGCCAGACCGTCGAGAAGGAAGTCCGTTTCCTGATCGGCGACCTGCACATGCAAATTCTCGTGCTGCGCGGCATGCTTGACATGGTGCAGCAACAGCAACAGCCGCAGCAGGATACGCATTCGCCGCAATCGGCCGCATCGATGAACGGCGGCCGGCAACCTGAGCAATCGCAATGAGTACCACCGTCACCGTCGAAGCAACATGGCGAATCCCTCGGGTCGAATTCAACACGCCGTTCAATGGCGTCAGCACTGTGGTCGGCTACAGCGAGGCGTTATTGAAATCCGCAGACGGCAAGACCGATCTTGGTACAATGCAGGGAGACACCATCCACCGTGATTTCGTGACGGTGATTGACGATACTGTTGAAATTGACGGCGCTACTATCAACTTCAAGACGGTCGCCGAGGCTGTGATGAAGTTTATCGAGAAGTGGCGGCTTGAGGACGCCGTGCTGCCGGAGCCGGCAGCGCCGCCACCTGGGGCCCCGCTGACGGCGGTGCCGGCACCGAGCGCACCGCCGAAATACGACGAGTTGCCGCCGCCGATCGAGCCGTAGACCGATAAAATGCCCAAAACAATATTCACGCCTGAAATCTTCGCGGAGATTTCACAACTCGTCGCGCAGGGGTTCGACACGGCGGAGATTGCCGCCAAGATTGGCTGCACGATGGGCAGCCTGCGCGTGCGATGCTCGCAACAGGGAGTGTGCCTGCGCTTGCCTAAATTTAAACCTGTTGTAAAGAGCAATCCTCGCGAACGATTGACGCTCAGACTTTCTGAAAGTATCGCGTTACGGCTTGAACAGCAGGCGCATAAACAAGGAAAAACACGCAAGGAATTTGCAGTAGCGCTTCTTGAAGCGATCGTTCGCGACAATCTTTATGAGGCGGTGCTTGATCAGGATGTTGTAGGCCGATGGGCATCGAGCATGAACGGGCGCGACTAACACATTTTAAAATGAAGTTTGATTAACACCAGAAATACAACGGTGACATCATGAACAAGCGAAGCGTGAGCGCGCAAGCGTTCGAAGAAACATGCCTGCTCGACACCACGATGCTCGACGACAAGCAGACCGATCTGCATGTGACCAAGGACGGCTACATGGTGTGCATGCCGCGTGTAGCTCGCACTGGCATTCAGCTCTACAGCGGCGCTGAAGTCGGCAGGCCTGACCTGAAAGAGGTCAAAGTCTATCGTGCTGAAGCCGAAGTGTTTTCGCATGACGCAGTCAAATCGCTGGCTGGCAAGCCGGTGACCGTCGAGCATCCGGATCAGATGATCACGGCGGAAAACTGGAAGGACAACGCCGTCGGCTATCTCGGCTCCGAGGTGTTGCGCGATGGCGAATTCATCCGGGTGCCGTTGCATCTGATGGACGCCAGCGCCGTTCGCGAGGTGCGCGGCGGCAAGACCCAGTTGTCAGTCGGCTACACCGCCGAGCTGGACTGGAAAGATGGCGTTACACCGGCAGGTGAACCCTATGACGTCAAGCAAACTACCATCCGTGCCAATCACGTAGCGATTACCCATACCGCTCGTGGTGGACCTTTGTTGCGTATGGGCGATCGAAAACCGCAGGAGAGAAAAATGGCTCGAATGTTGATAGACGGCATTGGCATCGAACTCGAAGAGCGCGACGTGCCAGTGGTGGAGCGTCGCATCCATGCGCTTGAGCAGGAGATTGCCACCACCAAGACCGCGCTGGCTAACACCCAGACCGCGCTGCAGACCGACATCGCGACCGCGCGCAATGAGACTGCTGTTGCGGTGACGGCGTCACAGAACAAGGACGCCGAGATCGTGACCTTGAAGAAGCAGCTGGCCGATGCCGCGATGACGCCACAGAAGATCGCGCAGGCGGCGCGCGATCGCAATTCGGTCGAGCAGCGCGCCAAGGCGTTGCTCGATACGGTGGTGATCACCGACGACAAGTCCGACGCAGATATCCGTCGGCAGGTGGTCGATGCCAAGATTGGTGATGTTGCCAAGGGCTGGACCGATGAGCAGGTGATGTCGTCGTTCAACACCCTAACCGTGACGCAGACTCGCGACAACAGCAACGGTCTGCAGAACGTCGTCAATGTTCTTGGGCAACCCAACAACAACGTCGATCCGCTGGCCAAAGCCTACAGCGAGTATGAGACGACGCTGGCCAATCGCTGGAAGACCGCCGGCAACAGATCGCCGGTCTGATCGTCCTCAACCTTTCAAACGGAGTTAACCACAATGGCAGTTCAAACCACCTTCAATGAATATATCCGGCAGGGTATTCCCGGAATGATCAACAGCATGGTTGATTATAACGCGGTGACCCGCAGCGCCGCCACCGTCGACGGCATTCCTCCGGCGCGCGCTGTGTCGCAGGGTGTGGCGGACATCGAGTGCACGCTCGGCGGCGCCAATGTCAATCTCTTCATCGGGATCACGATCGCCGATCCGACTATCGTCAAGCCGACCACTGACGTTGCCACTCCGCCAGGGTCTTATCCCCAGTATCAGAATGTCGGCATTCTGACCAAGGGCGAGATGTTCGCGACTGCAGGTGTGGCGACCACGATCGGCGATCCGCTGCACTTCGACGCTGCCGACGGCACTCTGAGCAATACCGGCGGCATCGGTCCGGTGCCCGGCGCGAGCTGGAAATTCACCCGCGCGGCAGGTGAACTCAACGTGATCAAGCTCGGCATCCAACGCTGACGTTGGTGCTTTCTTCAACCATCACACCGTCAAGGAGGCGGAGATGACCGGCTTTAATATGTATTCGCGCGATGCGCAACAGATCGCGTACAACTTTGTCGTCAATCAAACCACCGCTATAGAAACAGTGGTGGTCAAGATTCAATATCCGGATGTGCAGTATCCGGATTTGGTTCCAGTCGACACCATGGGCGGCAACGAATGGGTAAAATCCATTACCTATTTCAGCGCCGACATGATGGGTCGCGCGGAATGGTTTCACCACACGGCGCTCGATGTGCCGCTGGCTGAGCTGACCCGCGACAAGTTCGAGCGCGGGATCGAGATGGCGGCGATCGGCTATCGCTGGACCATCGAGGAGGTCGCCACCGCGATCAACACTCCCGGTCTCAATCTCACTGCTGATAAGGCATCTGCCTGTCGGCGCGCTTATGAAGAGTTCGTCGACAATACCGCGTTGCGCGGCTCGGTGCCGAAGAACATGGAAGGGCTGATGAACAGCACGCAGGTGGTGGCCACCACGGCACCGGCGGACGGCACGTCCGGAGGCACTGAGTTCGCCGATAAGACCAATGAGCAGGTGATTCGCGATATCAACGGCGCGCTCACCGGCATCGCCGCCGGCACCAACTGGCTGTTCTATGCCGACACTGTTTGTTTGCCGCCGGAAGTGTTGATGGGACTGGCCGGTCGCATCATCCAATACACTTCGATTACTTTGCTGGAGTGGATAAAGACCTATAACGTGCTGACGGTGCAGACCGGCAGACCGTTGACCATCGCCGGTGTGCGCGGGCTGGAGAAAGCCGGCCTCGGCGGCATTTCCCGGATGATAGCGTATCGCCGCGATCCGCAAGTGCTTAAGATGTGGATACCGATGCCGCACAAGTTCCTGCCGGTGTGGCAGCGCGGACCGATGGTCTTCGATGTACCCGGAATCTTCCGTCTCGGCGGCGTCGAGATCAGGCTGCCGGCGGCAATGCGCTATCTCGACGGGGTGTAGCATCTGACATTGACAACGTAACGCAGACACTCAAGGAGTAATTCAATGGCTAAAGTGAAAAACATCGGTCGGCAGCCGCGCGGCTTCTATGACGAAAAGCACAATCTCGTAGTGGTGGCGCAAGGCGAGGAGGCCGAATTCAATATGAAGGAAAACGACTACAAGAAACAACAGGAGCTGCTTGAAGCTTGTGGCGATCCGAAGCCGTTTGAGATCAGCGGCGGGCCCGGCGGCGTCAGCAAGCCCGGCAAGAAGGCGGCCGATGCATCGCCGCAGCAACAGCAACCGGCGCCGCAACAACAGCAACCGGTGCCGCAGCAACAGCAACCAAAGGCGCAGAGATAGCCGCCATGGCGATCGATCCAACACTGCCGCCGACAGTCGAGGAATTCCGGTTGCTGTTCCCGGAATTCGCCGCTATCCCGGATGCTCACGTGCAGCTGTATCTCGACATCGCGATGTCGTGGGTCGATACGTTCTGGGACCCGCAGGACGCCAAGCTATCGGCCATGTATGCTGCTGCGCACTACCTCTGGATTCACGATTTGAGCAGCGGTGGCGCACTGTCCGGCAGCGGTAGCGGCAATGGTGGCGGCAGCGTCGGCGGTGGCGTGATTGATCCGGAGCTGGGTAAAATCTGGATCAAGTCGGTTCGCTTCCGTGATCGTTCGGTGACTTATGAGCGGGTCGGTCTACCATCTCAAGCCAGCACCACTGGCAAAGGCAGCACGGCCACCGATTTCTGGGAGGCTTCGCCTTACGGCAAGATGTATCTCTCGTTCCAGCGTCGCAACGTGCCTCATGTAGCGGTGGTGTGAGATGGAATATTCCATGACGGTGAAGCGCCTGCGCATGAAGTCGGTTGTTGATTCAATCGATGGCGGCAACGGTCCAGGCGTGATCCAGCTGCGTGATGCAAATCGTGTAATCCTGACTTCGCTGCTGCTGATGCGACCGAGCTTTTATCTGGTAGCAGACGATTTGTTTCTAACGGCGCCGACGACCGCGTTCGTTACCGTGGCGGGTATCGCCGCGATTGGCACCATCACCGATGGCAGCGGCAATATCATCATCGATGAATTATCGGTCGGCGTCGATGTTACCGAGGATCAAATCCATGATTTTGAGATTGTGCTGGATAATGTTGCGCTCGATGTCGGCAAGCAGGTAACCATCGTCACCGCGACGATCGAACATGGTTAATGTTCCAAGCAGGCTGATCCCGGTCGATGATGCGGTCGACGATGAATTCGCCGAGCCGGTGGTGCTCAAGCCGATGCAGACCGTCAGCGGCGGTTATCGGGAAGCGGTGCCGGACCCGACGCGGCCTCCAGTGATCACGCGCGGCATCTATGATCAAGGTCGCGGCGCGGTCGAGAACACGGTCGGCCTTACGCGTCAGGCTACCGTTGATACTACCCTATCGATTCGTTGGGAGCCGACATCGCAATGTAGCTTGCGCAAGGGCGACAGGGTGTTCTTTCCGAACCGCAACGAAACCCATGAGGTTACCTACATCAGCGATGATCCTGGCGGACGGCCCGATGTGCATCTGGTGAAAGTGTTGGAGGACGAATGAGCGTCATCCGTATGCTGTCCCGGTTGTGTGCGGTGGCGGCATTGCGCGGTCGGACCTGGGCCGATGAGCGGGTGTTTGACAGCGACAACACGCCATTATCGCAGGCGCTGATGCTGAACGAGGCCGCCAAGCCATACATCGTGGTTTATACCGATGCTGACAATCGGCTCGATATCGGCGGCACCGATCTGTATTGCGTCAGACGTGAAATGAGTCTGGTGCTGGAGCTTGGTGTCGCTTCAAAAATAGAAGGCGCGACCGGCGGCGTGCAGCTGAAAACGCCATTGACAGACGAGGGCATGGAGATTGCGCTCGACATGGTCGAGGAGCAATCTATCTCCGCGCTGTTCGGCGATCCGATGAGTGATTGGGCCGAGCTGCTGAAGTTGATCGTGATCAAGGTCGATCGTGTGTCTGGGCAGCGTGGTGCCTCGGCCGAGCGCGATAAAAGATGGGCGGCGCGACAACTGACCTTCGTGTGCGACACGCTGGCGGATTTGCCGCCCGGCGTTCCGGTGCCGTATGGCCATCCGATTCAGCAGTTCACTGAAGTATCGAAAAACAATCCGGAGGCTGGAATGGATCACGCAAGCGAAATATGCACGGCCTTGATCAATCGTAAGACGGCACCAGAATGGCGGCAGATGCAGGCGATGCTGGGGGTTCGGCGGCTGGGTCTGCGTGCCATCGGGCTGGCGCCGCTCGCTGCCGATCTACCGACAATGGCGACAGCAGAAGGCGATGATCTGACCGATACGAGAGGCGAAGCGCCGATATTACGCGAGATCAGTGCCGATGACATGCAGATGGAACTGGATTTGAATCAAGGTCTGGTCGATCTGGAGACAATTCGCACCAATGTTCTGACCGGCAAGGTGGTCGAGAAGAAAGACAAGGTCGAGATTGAGGGCGAGCAGAGTTGATCAAGATCGACGTCGATACCGATGCTCTGGCGGCGTTCGCCAAGCGGCTGGAGAATGTCGAGAAGCTGACCAAGCCGATACTGGCGCTGGGCCTCAACGAGATCGGTGATGGTCTGGTGTCGGTGATGGCGACCGATCTGGTGAAGCAGACCGGGCTGGGGTTGGAAGAAGTTCGCGGCATGATCAAGATCAGCCGCGCCAATCGCAGTTCACTGAGCTACGATATCACCATCAAGCCTGAATTGCTGCAGTCGCAGCGCGGCAAGCAGCTGGAGGCCAAGCGTGCGGATTGGGATTTTGGCCGCCGGCAACCCGGCGAGCTGGTCATCGTGGTGACGCAGAAGGACGATCTGGTTTGCAGGGATTGTCAGGAGCTGGAGGCGGCCGGGCCGATGCCGATCGAGATCGCGCGCGAGCATGTGCCGAAGCATCCGCATTGCCGCTGCGTTCTGCTGCCGTATGTGCAGAAGGGCAAACGTCTGCCACTGACCATGACCACGCTGACTGGCACCGATCCTGGGATGCGATCCAAGATCGGGTCATCGATGGAACAGGATATGACGCTGCGACAGCTGGCGCAGAATGTCATGAACAAGACCGCCAACAAGATTCGGGTCGAGGTGAAATGAAAGGGCCCAACCATGGCTGACGATTATCAACAATTGATACGACAGATAGCCGATCTGCGACGGCAGATGGCTGACACCTTTCAGCGCGGCACCGTGAAGGAAGTCAAGGGCGACAAGATGCGGATGGTGATAGGCAAGGATGACGACGGCAAGGAAATCCTGTCGCCTTGGCTCAATACTTCCAATCATCGCGGCGGTGCCACCGAGGCACGGTTCTACAAGAAAGGTCAGACCCTGCAGCTGATCTGTCCCAATGGCGATCTGACGCAGGGCTCGATCGCACCGTGGGCGCCTAACAAAGACTTCAAGCGGCCCGAGCATGCCAACGAAAGCTCGCAGGACGAAGAGTCCTATCAGATGGATGACTATCGCACCAAGCAAACAAAAGAAGGCTACGACAACTGGCTGCAGCCTGATGACAGTAAGAAGCAGCAAAGCGGCCAGGGCGGTCAGGGCGGCGGTCAGCAGAAGGACAAGAAAGGCCATACCGGCGGCGACAAAGCGGTGATGAAGACCCGCATGAATAAGGACGGCGGCATCACCCATCGGGTCGGCAAGGATGTCCGGGTGATGGCGCACAAGGAAGGCGCCAAGATGCGGGCCAGCAGCACCTGGGTTGTGGTCAAGAAAGGCAAGATCATCTTCAGCCAACCGCCCGAGCTGGGCAAGGACCCGATCAAGAACGACGACAAGTAAATCTCTTTCAAACAAGGAGAGTGACGAATGGCGCAAGTGCAGAATATCAGATCGCAGAAGTACTACATCTATGATCCGGCGGTCTCTCCTGGCGATGAATTCGGTGGCCTGATCGCCAAGCAAGATGACAAGGGTGTGCATGTTCTTGCCGTCTCGCAGACGATGCAATACTGGATCGATCAGGGATTGGCCGGGCAGAAACCACTTGGCGAACTCGGTGCTACGGCCAAGGCGCTACTGAAGCAGATCACGCGCGGGCGCAGCGAGGACAACGACACCGCGCCGAAGCGGTTGCCGAAGTACAGCAAGCAGATGCAATCGGGAGCGCCGGCCTATGCGGGCACGCTCGCCGAGCGCAGGCGTGCTGCGCAGAAGAAGGCCAAGAGCACTAAATCCGTCAAGAAGCCGGCGGAGACAAAGCCGGATGCGCTGCCGCCGCCTACTACGCCACCTGCTCCGCCAGCGCCGAAAACCACGCCGCCTGCGGCGTGACGCATGCCGAATAACATCTATGATCCTACGTTGGACATGTGGCCCGATCTACGCAACGGCTACATCGTCCTCAACCCGGTTCGCATCGGCATGGACCGTCGCACCGGCAAGATGCTGACCGGGTGGGATCACGTCATTCAATCAATGTTGTTGATCTTCTCGACCCGCTTCCATGAGCGGGTGCTGCGGCGTTGGTGCGGCTCGTTCGTGCCGCATCTGATTGGTGAAAACGCCACCACGTATACCATCGCGCGTTTTTACTGGGCGATCGCCACCGGCATCGATCTGTGGGAGCCAAACTATCGTATCCAGCGCGTGCGAGTGGCGTCACGTGCCGACGGCACCATGATGACATCACCGGAAGAGCTTCGTTCTGGTCATTTGACTACCGGTATGGATGGCGTGTATCGGCCGCGCGGTCACCTCGGCAACGAGATGCCAGAAGTGCGACGCGCGGTCGGACTGGTATCGCGTGGCTACAATCTGTGGGAACGGCAGCCTGGGCTTATCGCCGGAGCGCCGCCGTTTGGAGAAGGCACCACGCCATCGATACCGCCGGGGAGCGTCTTATGAGCGACATCAGCTACACCAGCGACACCAGCGGCAGCGTTGCTGGACAGGAACTGGCGAGCCGGCTGAGCGAGCGCATCTCGGT